CCGGCTGCTCATCGGACCCGCTGATTTGACAGTTATGGCTTAGTGTTGCCATAATATGCAGTGGCAGAAGTGTCGAAAAACCCAGCTCACGTGGCTGGGTTTTCGCGTATCTGCCCACATTGCATGGGCTGAGAGTACTCCGCCGGCAGCGTCCAAAGCGCCGGTGCCAGTCAGCCCGCCACGGCTTGCGTACGGTAGAGGACTAACCGGTCGCGCTGGGATAGCGTGACCGGGAGTAAACACCGACACTCTCTCGCGAATTCGAATCTCACCCAAGCCACCAACACAGTTTGGCAAGGAGCATCGCATGACACATCCCATTAACGTCGATATAGACGAGCAATGGATTCGCGACCGGTTCGCGAACATGCTCATCGACATGGCCGAGGAACTCAGCCCCGGGATACGCTTAGGACGCGCCGGCCGCCGCACGGGACATGTGGATGGTGGGTGCCGCCTAGTCTCGGTATGTCGGGATTCGATCACCCGGCCGGCCAATTCGGAAACAGGGTCTCAAAGGTCTTGTCCGGATTGATATATCGCCGCACTATATCGGATACCATATGCTTCACTTCGGTTTCGTCGGCAATGCCATAAAAACAATGGCACATTTCCTCGATCACCGAAAGAATCGGCGCGCTGTCAGAACCGGGATATAGTTGTCGCCACAACCCCACACGGAAAACAAGAACCGACTTCGTGACGCCCAAGGCGTTCTCGTCATACGTCAGAGAAAGCCCTGAACCCGGGATAAACACCAAAAGAGCCGAATTCCGTATCAGAGGCGGCCGTCTGTCGAACTCCTTTGCCATTGCATCAAGTGCGACGTTGATGGCGCCGCATTCATGCGGCAGAAGTTCGATCGTGGATCGCATGTCGATCCTCTCGGCAAGACGCCCGGGTATTCTTATCCCGTACATATCGATAGCTCCGCGGACAAGCATGTTACTCCTCGCTTTCGTCCTCGTGATGTTTGCGTGGCCTGCCTCCCCCGACGCCGCGGCCGGGCCGGTTGGCGTTCCATTCATCGATGGTTTCGGGAAGCCAGCCGCGCGTGCGGCCAATCATTGCGTCAGGCTCCGGCAGCTTCAAATTGAGCAGCCCACCCGGAGTGATGCCGAGACGGTCGGCGACCTGCTTGACGCCGAGATATTCAGTCGTCATTGCCGCCCCTTCTGTCCATGAGGAGTGTGGCGATGCTCCAGATGCCCGCAGCGAGTCCGAACAGTCCGGCCTGCCATGGTTTTCCGGCGAAGCCGAGCGTAGCCGACGTCAGGCCGCATATGATGCCGCATGCCGCGAATATGGTGCTTGTCTTCATAGTGGTCATGAAATAGGATGGAACCGGAGGGTTCCGGGCAATAGGAGTGCTCGGAACCCTCTTGTCATCTGCCGTGCCTAGGTGGCCTTCTGAGCGAGATGACCAGCGCCGCCAGTGCGATGATGTTGCTCACCACCGAGCTGATGGCGCTTACGATGTCCGTCCATTTCATGTTCACCTCCTTTCATTGGCCGATATAACTATAGTAACATAATATCTATAGTTTTGCAAGTCGAATGAACGCAACATGCCGAAAGGTAGACGATTCATGGTCGGACGGACACGCAAGACCACACGCCAATTCGAGAAGGACAAGGCCGCATTCTTCGCCCAATGCAAGGCGAGCCATGCAGTCTGCTGGCTCTGCGGAATGCCCATCGACTACGAGTCGACGAAGAACACTACCGATGACAGCTTCAACCTCGACCACATGTTCCCCGTCAGCAAGCATCCCGAACTCCAATTCGACCCAGCAGGCTTCAAACCGAGCCACACCAGCTGCAACCGCTTGAGAGGCAACCAAGATCCGCCAACGCCAATCGGCACACTAAGCCGACAATGGATCAACACAAGCAACTAAAACATCAACCACCAAAGGGATAGGGGCGGTGAAATCCTGAAAACCACCCCGAACCGACCTACTGCCCGCGTGGTTGCTCTTCCTCTCCCCGCTGCGTTCGGTACCCCATCGCGCGCGTGAGGGACGTTAATGATGAAAGGAGAAAAGGGAGCGATGAATCTTGAGGTGCGGGAGTTCCCGATTTCCGAACTCCACACGTATCGTCGTAATCCACGTCGCGGTGACGTGGATGCCATCGCATCCTCTCTGCGCAAGCGTGGCCAGTATCGTCCGATTGTGGTGAATCTCGGCACGAACGCTTCGAAGCGGATGGAGATTCTGGCCGGCAATCACACGTATCTCGCTGCGAAGCAGCTCGGCTGGAAGACCATTCAGGCGACGACAGTCGATGTTGACGACGATCAGGCTGCGCAGATTGTGCTGGCTGATAATCGTCTAGCCGATTTAGGTGGCTATGACGAGGCTGATTTGGCTGTCATCCTCCAGTCGGTGTCCGACCTTGAGGGCACTGGATATTCCGAGGATGATTTGAAGACGATTCTTGCATCCGCAGGCAAGCCGTCCATATTGAATGACCCCGATGATGTGCCCGACGTGCCCGATGAGGGCAAGACGTTCACCAAGGAGGGCCAGATTTGGGAGCTGGGAGACAGTGTTCTCGCCGTCGGCTCCTGCACTGATGACGCTCTCGTGGACAAAGCGTTTGGGGGGGGGGCAGGCGGATTGCGTCTGGACTGACCCGCCGTATGGCGTCTCATATGAAGGCAAGACGAAGGATAAACTGACCATTCAGAACGATTCCGGCGTGGATTTCCAGGAGGTAGTCGCCGACGCCTTCCTTCAGATAGTCCGATGCTCCAAGCCTGGCACTCCGGCATATGTGGCTCACGCCGACACGGCAAGGACGTTCTTCCAGGAGGCATTCGAGGCCGCAGGCTGCATGTTCAGGGAGAACCTTGTCTGGGTAAAGAACACCATCGTCCTTGGTCATTCCGACTACCAGTGGAAGCATGAGCCGATTCTTTACGGGTTCACGCCCGGTGGCGCCGGAAGGCTTGGCCGTGGTGGAGACCACTGGTATGGCGATAACAAGCAGGCTACGGTGTTCGAGTTTGACAAGCCCTCACGCAACGCGGAGCATCCGACCATGAAGCCAGTTGGTCTTATCGAGGCGATGATAAGCAACTCATGCCCGCCTGGCGGCACCGTTTTCGATCCTTTCGGAGGATCGGGAAGCACTCTGATCGCCGCATATGATTTGAAGATGCGCGCCGTGCTCTGCGAGCTTGACCCTCGATATGGCGATGTCATCTGCCGACGTTTCCAGGAGCACACTGGCATCATTCCACGCTGTGACGGCAAGGAGCATGATTTTACCACTGAGTGAGGTGTCCGATGCCTGCTGACAAGGACAGGAAAGCACTGAAGCTGTTCTCCGCTTCCATGAGCATTGCCGAGATTCGTGACGAGTTGGGGTTCCGCGACGTTAAGTCTGCTGAGAACGCGATCCGTCGCGTTTTGAAGGAGAATCAGCGTTGTAAGGATGTGGATACTGAGCGGCAGGTGGAGCTTGACCGCTTGGATAATCTTTATCGTGCAGCGTATCCGCGTGCGCTCAAGGGTGACGCGAAGATGATTGACAAGTGTCTTTCCATCGGCGAGCAGCGTATGCGTCTGCTTGATGCTCCGGAAAAGCGTGAGAATGGTCTGCTGCAGGCATATGAGAAGACGATCGATGGGCTGGGGGAGTCTATCGGAGATGCTGACACGGCTCTTGTACAGTCCGGTCGCATGATCTGCGCGCAGATCGATTATGCGGTGGCACATGGTACCGGCGTGGAGGTGACGAAGGCCCTGTATCTGGTGCCGCATTTGATGAATGTGCTCACGCAGCTTGGTGCCACGCCTTCCTCTCGTAACGCTTTGGCTGGCGAGGCTCGGCAAGCCACGTCTAATACCGCTCCGTCATCTTCCAGTTCGAAGATCGTCCAGATGGACGAGTTCATGAAGCGGTTCGGTTAGGAGGTGTCCGATGGCGGCTGAGAATCTTACGGTTTTCGGTGCCGTCGATGATGAGAGGCATGGTGTGACATTGCCTCGTATCTTCACGCCGCCGCTCAGGCCGTTGACGAGGGAGACGAGCAATGGTTTCGCGGTGATCGCGTTCGCGGAGATCATGCTGCATGTCCACCTTTACCCGTGGCAACAATGGCTTTTAGTGCATGCGCTTGAACTGCTTGAGGACGGTAGTTATCGCTTCCGCAAGGTCATCGTGCTTGTCGCCCGCCAGAATGGCAAGACAACGTTGATGGGCGTTTTGGCCGCATGGTGGCTTTTCGTCGATTCCAATAAGCATCCGGACAGGGTGCCGCCCGTGAAGTTCCTTGTGGTCGGTGCCGCGCAGACGTTGGACAATGCGAAAGGCCCTTACAATCAGGTCAAGGAATGGTGCAATCCTCAGCCTTCGACCGATGAGGAAGCGGATCTGGTGATTCCGGATCTCGCCGCGATGACGCAGAAATTCGTCAACACGAACGGCGAGGAGGCGATCATCACCCGCTCGAAGGCGCGCTATATCGTCCGTGCCGATAAGAACATTCGAGCAAAGTCGGCCGCGCGCGTGGTGTTCGATGAGCTTCGTGAGCAGCATACGGATGATGGCTGGAATGCCGTCAGCCAGACCACGAAGGCCGTCTGGTCGAGCCAATTATGGGGAATTTCGAACGCTGGTGACTATCGTTCCGTCGCGTTGCGCAAGCAGGTGGACAAGGGCCGCAAGCTTGTTGACGAGTGGACGCGCCTGAGTGCCGACGGTGGCAATCCGGTCGACGTGTTCCTGTCCGGCGAGCAGGACGGGAGCTTCGGTTTTTTCGAATGGAGCGCTCCGGACAAGTGTCCGGTGGATGATGCCGACGCTATTCGCCAGGCGAATCCGTCGCTCGGTTACGGGCCGATGACAGTGACGAGCGTCCGGTCGGATATCGATGGCATGACCGAGGCCGCTTTCCGTACCGAGGTCCTGTGTCAGTGGGTTACGGCTGACATCATTCCTTTCATCAGTCCGAAGATGTGGGCCAGCGGCATCGACTCGCGTTCCACGATTCCTGACGGTAATCGTGTCGTGCTGTCCGTGGACACGAGCGCTGACCGTAAGACCACGTATGTGGCCGCCGCCGGAATGCGTGCGGACGGGTTGCCTCATGTTGAGTTGATCGCTCGTCGTGACGGCATGCTGTGGGTGCCGCATTATCTCGACCTGCTTCGTGAGAGCTGGCCGTCGATTTGTGAGATTGCCGTGCAGTCGAAGGGCTGTCCGGCTGTGGACTTCATCGACCCGCTGATCGAAAAAGGGTGGACGGTGCATCTCATCGAAGGCTTCCGTCTGGGCGCGTGCTGCGGGCGTTTCCTCGACCGAGTGCGCGAGGGAAAGCTACGGCACCTGCCGCAACCGGCCATCGAACAGCAGGTTTCAGTGGCCGTGTCCCGGCGTCTTGGCGAGGTCGAGGTGTGGGACAGGACGAAATCAGCATTGCAGATTTCCGGCTTGGTCGCCGAATCGCAGGCATTGTACGCGCTGGAGACCATGCAAGTCGAAAACGAAAAACCGAAATATGAGCCGAGCGTGACCCATTTCGCAGTCGTATGACCCAGTGAGGAGGTTTCATGGGGTTCTTTTCCAGATGGTTCAAGAAAAGCCCAGTATCCGTGGCCCAGAAGTTCTCCGAATCGCCAGTCAACATTTCGCAGGTCGCGCAGCTGCCAATCGATTGGTTCGGTGCCGGAGTCTACGAGCGAGAGGCTGCGGTGCGCACCGTCATCGACCATATCGCGCGGAATATCGCCAGCATGCCGTTCAAGGTCTACACTCGCCAGCCTGACGGTGACCGTGTGGAGGACACGACAAGCCATTTGGCGCAGTTGATGGCAAAGCCGAGCGTTCTTCCAGGGATGACGCGCTACCGATTCTTCTACTCGCTGCTCTGCGATGGTCTGCTCAATGACCGTTGGCTTTGCCTGTTGGATGCCGACAGGCAGTCCGGCAGACTGTGGCTGCGGCGTATTCCAGTGCAGAATTTCACGCTTTCCGGCAATACCCTTGACGAGATCACCGGCGTACAGATCAGCACCGGACAGCCGGAAGGAAGCCGGTATTTCAAACTGCCAGACCCGCAGATTCTGCTGGATGTGGGCTATAGCACGTCCGGCATCGGCGGTTCTCCCGTGTCTGGCACTCTCGCACCGCTTTTGGCGGAGGCACGTGAGATGGCCGAATATCGACGTGCGATAGCGAAGAACGGCGGTCAGATTCCAGCGTACATCTCCCGTCCGAAGGAGATGCCGTGGCCGTCGCAGGAGGCGCAGGACGAATTCGTGCAGGGCATGCGCAATTACAAGTCCGGCGGGAATCTTGCCGGTGGCTGGCCGCTGCTCAACGACGGCATGGAAATCAAGACCGTGGACGCGTTCAAGCCGATCGACATGCAGGACATCGACGCGAGGGACAGGATTCGCATCGACGTGGCCAACGCATTCCACATCGCGCCAGAAAATCTAGGCTTCCGCAGCGGCACGAATTCCAACATCGGAGCCTTCAAGGAGCAGATGTGGAATGTGGAATTGATGCCGTACATCGTGGCATTCGAACAGTCGCTCAATTTGCTGCTGCCAGACGCGCTCGGCCAGCCGGACGCCTACATCGAAGCGAATGTTGACGCGAAGCTGCGCGGAACGTTCTCCGAACAGTATCAGGCGCTCAGCACGGCCACGGGGCGTAGTTTCATGACCACGAACGAGGCGCGGCGCATCCTCAACTATCCGAAGCTTGATGGTGGCGACGAATTGTTGACGCCACTGAACGTGGCAATCGGCGGACAGCCCAGCCCGCAGGATGGCGGCAGGACGCAGAACGCGCAACAGAACAATCCAGTGAACGGAGAAGGACAGTGAATCTCAAACAGCTCAGATTCAACGTGAAATCCTTGGATGATTCGGCTGGCGAAGGCGTTTTCAGCGGCTACGCCAGCACTTTCGGCAATAAGGACCTGCAGGGCGACGTGATCGCCAAGGGCGCTTTCGCGGAGACCTTGGAGAAGGACTACGACGGCGGAGCAGGCATCCCGATCCATTGGAACCATCAGGACGGCAAACCGACCGACATCATCGGACGCACCTTGAGCGCCGTGGAGGACGAGAAGGGTCTGCTCATCTCGGCCCAGCTCGATATCGAGGATAATCCGACCGCCCAGCAGGCTTACGACCTGCTTAAGGATGGCAGGGTTCATCAGATGAGCATCGGCTTCGTGCCGACGAAGACCGCGTGGATCACGGAAAAGGGCGATGGCCCGTGGGGCGGCCATTCCGAATTCCAGCAGATCAAGCTTTTCGAGATCAGCGTGGTGCCGGTGGCCGCGAACCAGCAGGCCGAGATTCTGGCGGTGAAGTCAGGTCGCGCCATCAGCTCCGCCAATGAGGAGAAGCTTCGTGCCGCATTGGCGTCGTTGAACGAGGTGTTGGAAGGCATCGATTCCGACAATTCCAGCACTTCCGACGAAGATAAGCCGGATGGTTCCAAGACCGGCGAGAAACAGGATGATAAGAAGCTTGCCCCTGATAAGGGTAGGGACGCGGAGGCTGAGAAGGCCGAGCGTCTGCATGTAATCAAATCCGCCCGTGAACTGGTCACTGGCGGCAAGGACAACAAGGAGACCAAATGAGTTTCAATGATCGTCTCGCCAAGACCAAGGCCGCCATCGAAGCGGTGCTGGCCAAGGGCGAGGATAATCTCGACGCTTCCGACATCGAGAAGCTGAAGGGTCTGAACGCCGAGGCGCACGAATTGCAGGATTCCATCGAAACGGTGGATGCGGTGCATAAGCGTTTTGCGGGATTGACCGACAATCTGGCGGACACCCAGAAGAGCGGCGCCGCATCCGGCGAGTCTCTTGGCGATTTCGTCGTGAAGAACATCGGCGAACAGCTGGCGAAGATAAAGGGAGTGTCGGGAGCGTCAATCGCAGCGCCGGAATGGGCTCCGCGCCGCAAGGCCAACACTGACACGCAGGTTACAGGCGGCCCGTCCGGCACGTACGGCTCCCTGCTGACCTACGTGGACCCGAATTTCGTCCAGGCTTACCGCCGTCCGACCATCACCAACCTATTCGGTGTCGGTGCGATGAGCGGACAGGCCATCATCTACTACGTGGAAGGCGAAAAGGAAGGCGATTTCAAAACCGTCGGCGAAGGCGAGAAATTCAGCCAGATCCATTACGCGAACGCGACAGAGTACACCGACGCTTTGTCCACAATCGCTGGATTTATCAAGGAATCCAACGACATGATCACCGACCTCGAATTTCTGAAGTCCGACATCGATGGACGCCTGCTCTACGACTTGAGCATCGTCGAGGAGCAGCAGCTGCTCAACGGCGACGGCACCGGCAAGAACATCAAGGGCCTGCTGAATCGTGAAGGAATCCAGTCATACACCGCTACCGACGCTGGCAATGACGTTGCCGTCCTGCACGCGCAGTCGATGATCTCCATCACGACCGGCATGATGCCGGATGCCCTTGTCATCAATCCGACAGACTATGAGGCCATTCGGTTGAAGAAGGACAATGATGGCAATTTCATCGGCGGTGGACCGTTCTACGGCGTGAATGGTGGCGCGCTGACCATCACTCCGCGCCTCTGGGGTCTGGATACCGTGGTGACTCCCGCTGTCGCCGCCGGTACAGCCATCGTCGGCTCCTTTAAGGGTGCTGCCACCTTCTATCGCAAGGGCGGCGTGACGGTTGAGGCCACCAATTCCAATGACACCGACTTCATCTCCGATCTTGTGACCATCCGCGCCAAGGAGCGTGTGGCTTTGGCTGTGCGCAAGCCGAAGGCTTTCGTCAAGCTGACCCTTAAGTAAGGAGACGTGATATGGCTCGACAGTTTCGAGTGATTCCAGCCTCGGCGGCGAAGCTTGACCCGAATGCCAACGTGGCCGATGTGGTCTTCGTCGGGTCCAACGGCAAGCCGACCGATATTGGCAGCGCTGCAGTGAAGCCTGCAACGCATGTGGCTTTGGCCGCCGGCGCCACACCAACCAAGAGCGAATTCGACGCCTTGGTCAATTCTCTGATTGCGGCTGGCCTGATGGCTGCAGAGTAAGCGTGGAGGTCGGCATGAGTGATGAAGCGAATGTGATTCCTGACATGATTGCCGACCCTTCGGCGTTCGAGGATGACGCAGCCTTCCGGCTCAGGGCCGCGCAGGCGGCCATCCGCCGCGAATGCGGTTGGCATGTCATGCCGAACGTGGCATTGACAGGAGTGCTGAACACTCGCGGCGGCACGGTGATTCGACTGCCAGCCCGTCATGTGACGAGCATCGAATCCTTGACCGACCGCGACGGCAACAAGCTGGCTTACGCCTATGACCCTGAGACGGGTTTGGTGGAATCCCTGTCCGGTGGCTTCCCTGTCGGCGTTGCGGCCATCCATTATTCGATCCATGCCGGATACGATGACGCGCCGGACGTGCAGCAGGTGCTCATCAGCGCCGCGAAGCGAGCCGGCATGAGCCCGGTCGGTCTCGTCAAATCCCAGTCCACGAACGGCTCCAGCGCGAGTTTCGATGTGGTGTCGCTCATGCAGGACGAGAAGGACAAGCTCAAACCCTACCGGCTTGGAGGATTGCCATGAGCCTGCTTGACGATATGAACGACGGTGGCGGATGGCGTATGCCGGGCGCCACCAAGTGGCGGCGACTTCGTGCGAGGAAGGCCCATGACCCGTATTCCGGCGAGCAGGCTGGCGAGGACTGGTCTAATCCGGAAACTTTGGATTTCGCTGGCGCTCTCGCCAGCTCCAGCAGCACGCGCACGCCCGACGGCCTGCGCGAGCAGACCACGAGCGCGGCTTATCTCACGTCTCCTGATCCGTCCTTGGACATCATGCCGGGTGACAGGATTCAGGCGTTGCCGGATGACGGGCGACGTTGGGAGGTCAGCGGCTATCCGAGTCGTGACGCGAATGCTTTCACGTCGTGGCAGCCGACGATCGAGATTCCACTATCCGAATACAGGGGGTGACGGCTTTTGGGAGTGATGGTCAAATTCAACGACAAATATTTTGACGAATTGATGAATTCGGCTGGTGTCAAGGCCATGACCCGTCGTGCCGCCGAGAAGACACTCGAATGTGCGAAAGCGCATGCTCCGGTGGACACTGGAGCGTATCGCGATGGCCTCCAGATCAAGGAGGTGCAGCACGCGCACCGCACCACCTGCATGGTGGTCGGCACCGACCCAAAGACCCTGCTCGTGGAATCGAAGACGGGCAATCTCCGCAAGGCGTTGAAGGCAGGCAAAACATGACCATGGTCTTGCCGCCAGACATTGAATTGTGGATCTGCTCTTTTCTACGTGCCAGGCTTAAGCCGTCTTTCCCGACGATCATCGTTTCGAATCGCGAGCCGGACGATTACGACGGCTCACGGCCGCTCGTCGTGGTGCGTGACGATGGCGGATCGCAGTCGAATCGCGTGCTCTTCGACCGGAGCGTCGGCGTGACCGTGCGCTACGGGGCTCGTGCCGTTCCGAAACCGTGCCGTGACTTGGCATCCAGAATCTACGGTTTGCTCACCGACCCCGATATTTGCTCGCTTGATGGTTCCCCGATCGCGGCAATCGAAGAGGACGGGTGCAATGGCCCGTATTTCGTGGCCGAGGACGCGAATATCGCCAGATGCTATCTGACTTTCGAATTCTCCGCCATCGGGGAATTCCAATAATTTAAGTTTTTCTGAATTTTCAAGGCGTTGAAACGTTGTGTTTCAACGCCTTTTTGTTTGAAAGGACAAGATATGGCTGCTGATTCAGCTGGCAATGACCTTAGCGCCGCGAAGGTCGTGGTTACAAGCGCCTACCGTTTTGCGCCCTACGACGCGTCTAAGACGCTGAACGCTGCTCTCATCGCGCCGACCGTGGCCGACGTGAAGACCAGCTTGGACACTATTTTCAGCAAAGGCGGTTTCGTCGGCCTTATCACTGAGGATGGCGCGCCTCAGGACAGTCGTGATGCCGATGATGCGATCAAGTTCCATCAGCCCGGCTACAGCATTAATGGCAAGGCTTCGCTGACCGAACAGTTCACCGTGGCCGAGGATAACAGCATCACGCGCCAGATGACCATCGGGACGGCGGACTCCACTGGCGTCTACCACGTGACCGATATCATTCAGGACGGCAAGTGGTTCTGCTACAAGGAGACCGTTTTCAAAAACGGCACGCACCGCCGCCGTCTGGGTGTCGTGAATCTGACCGGCAATGAGCCTGGGGAGGAGACCGCAGGCAAGAACACCGGCGACGCCTGGACTATCGAATGGATCCAGGATCCCGTCTGTGATTCCGGCGCCAGCAAGTATTTGGAGTCCTTCGTGACTCCGACTGTTTCATCCGGTTCTAATACCGGCGATCATCATGCTGATGATTCCGAGTCTCAGCCGGTCGCCGACTGACATTGATTCTTCCTAGCATGTGTTTCTTTCTTCCTTTCTTCGCATGTGCTGGGATTCTTCCTCTTCATCCATGAATGTAAAGGAATTTTTACAGTCGTTTGAAAGAAGGAAGAAATGACCAAGAATGTGATGCCCTCCGCCGCCGACTTCGACGCATGGACTCAGGAGGATGAGGACAAGGCGCTTGAAGCGTCCGCCGAGCAGATGAAGGTGAAGCACCTCATCAAGGACGGCAGCGTCTGGTTTTTGGCTCCTCATGGACATATTTACAAGCTGCCCTTGAATCTGAGCATTGATGATTTCGTGCGTCTGAGCGACCTGCAGTCGAACACGGAGCAGATTCAGGCTTTGAAGGACGTTCTTGCGGCTTTCGCGGGCGAGGATGCGGCCAAGGAGCTGGCGAAGGAGCCGGCCATGGTCCCCTTCAACATTCTCAACGATTACGGCGAGGTTTTGGCGAAGATTCAGGGTGTGGAATTGGGAAAATCGTCGGCTTCTGCCAGCTCCTCCAGGGGGAAGACGGCAATCGAATAAGGGCTGATTTCGCGGCTCGCGGGTGGAGTCTGCAGGCCGATCTGGGCGGCAGGCTCCGCTACCGCGACGCGATCGCATTGTGGGAGAGTCTTTCGGCGGATCCATCGACGTATACGGGCATGACTGCGGTGCATATGGTGCTGCCGATGGAGGCGACGGCTATCATCACCGCGATTCAGTTTGGTGGCACGTCGATTCTTGGTGACCTCGCGCCCGAAAAGGCTGGAGAAAAGCATGTCGAAGTGACCGATGAGGAGCGTCGTGCAGCTTTGGCGTCGATGAGCAGCATCTTCGGCTTCAAAAAGACAAGTGAATAGAGGAGGCTGTCATGGCTGGCGGTAGCGAGCTTGGCTCTGCGCATGTGAGTATTTTCCCGCAAATGAAGGGCTTCCGCCAAAACGTGGCGAAAGAAACCGGCAAGGCAGTCTCCGACCTGAAAAACGCCTTTTCAAAAGGGTTCAACGGGGCGCAGCAGGGCAAGCAGGTCGGCAACGCCTTCAAAAACGGCTTCAACAGCGGTGCCGCCGAGTTGAATTCCGACGCCCTGCGGTCCTTTAAAAAGGATGTGGCGCAGGCGAGCCAGAAGAACACGGACGCCCTGCTGAAATTCAAGGCCGCGTCCGTGCAGGTGCAGGCCGCTCAGGAGAAGCTGAACGCGGCCACGCAGAAATACGGGGCCGATTCGACCCAGGCGCAGGCCGCAGCCATCAAATTGGAGCAGGCGCAGATCCGGCAGAAGGCGGCGGCCGACAATCTCAAGGCGGCGTCCGACAACCTCAAAACGGCGCAGGGACGGCTCAAGGACCTCGAAACGCAATTGGCCGCAGAGTCGGACAAGTCCAAGAACGCTTTCGTCCGTCTGGCGTCCGGCTTCACGTCGGCGGCACAGCAGATCGTCGGCAAGATTCCAGGCGTGAATGCCGCAGTGCAGAAGATCGACGCGACGGCCGGAGAGGTCGCCTCCTCCGTCAAGGGGAGGTTCTCCTCCGTGTGGAACGCCTTGCCGGAGGGGGCGAGGAACGCGGCGACGAAAGCCGGCAGCGCCTTGCATTCCGGTTTGAGCAAGGCGTCCGGCTTCGCGTCCAAGGCCGTGTCGGGTATCGGCAACGCCGCGAAGGGCATGGCCACCGTCGTGTCCGGCGCGGCCACCGCAGCGGCCGCATACCTCGTCAACTTCGGACGCCAGTCCGTCGATGCGGCGCTCAAGGCCGAAGAGGTGACCGCGAAATTCCAGCAGGTCGCCAAGAACAACAATTGGGCGGACGAAGAGCAGAAGTCACTGCTCAGCCTGAATAAGACGCTTGGACAGACCGGCGTCATATCCGGCGGCACCTTGAAGGCCGCTCAGGCGCAGCTCGGCACCTTCGCACTGACGGCCGATCAGGTCAAGACGTTGACGCCCGCTTTGGCGGACATGATCGCCAACAACAAGGGTTATAACGCGACGGCGCAGGATGGCGTGCAGATAGCGAACCTGCTCGGCAAGGTCATGACCGGCAACGCCACGGCACTGTCTAAATATGGCGTGACCATGACCGACGCGCAGAAGAAAGTCCTCCAGGAGGGCAGTGCGTCGGAGAAGGCAGCCATGGCCGCGCAGGTGCTGGAAGCCAACTTCGGCGGCATCAACAAGGCCTTGGCACAGACCCCGCAGGGCAAGATGACGATACTCCAGCATGAGATCGCCGGGTTGAAGACTTCGGTCGGCAATGATCTCATCGCTGCTTTCGGCGGTGTCGGTGGTGCGGTCATCAAGATGGTGCAGGCCGTCGAACCGCTCATCACCGCGTTTTTTGATAAGGTGGCGTCGCTGGCCGAGAAGATCGGTCCACCCTTGGAAAAGGTGTTCGGTGCTGTCGCTGACAAGATCGGCAAGATTGATTTCAGCGGCCTGTCGAATAGCCTTGGCTCGTTGTCCGGTCCTATCGCCGCCGTGACCGGCTTGCTTGGCGCGGCTGGTCTTGGTGGCGCTTTGAGTGGTTTGAGTGGCGTGCCGGTGATTGGCGGCCTGCTGTCTAAGTTTGGCGGCGTGCTGTCCGGTCTTGGCGGGCCTATCACTCTTGTGATTGGCGCTCTGGCCGGATTGATCGCCACGAGCCCGCAATTGCGCAGCGAGTTCGGCGAGATGCTGAAAAACGTTTTAGCCAGCCTGCAGCAGGCATTCCAGATGCTGCAGCCGTCGATTCAGGCTCTCATGACGGCCTTGGGCCAATTGACGGCAGCCGTGATGCCGGTGATCACGAATGTGATCGGTCAGATCATTCCGCTGCTGACGCCGATCATCTCCACCTTGGTGGGCGTTTTGGTGCCGGTGATCCAGGGCGTTCTGACCGTGGTGACCTCCGTGATCACGGCGATTACTCCGGTCATCCAAGGCATCCAGCCGATCGTCATTGCCGTGATCAATGAGGTCATGGCCGTGATTCAGGCGCTCATGCCTGTGGTTCAGGCTCTCGCGCCATTGGTGTCCACCATCATTTCCGCGATCGTGGGATTCATTCAAGCGACGCTGTTGCCGGCGATTCAAGCGATGCTGCCGTTCATCCAGGGCGTCATCAATGGGATCGCTTCGGTTGTCAGTGGCATTGTTAATGTCATTCAGGGCGTCATCAATCTGGTGACCGGTCTGATTCACGGAAATTGGAGTCAGGCGTGGAATGGTTTTAGTCAGATCGTGCATGGTGTCGTGCAGGGCGTGCTCGGATTTTTGGGCGGCATCGGCAGTGCGATCATGGGCTGCTTCGCCGGTGCTGGCGCGTGGCTGTGGAACGCTGGCGCGAGCATTATCAATGGTCTGCTTAATGGTTTGAAGGCGGCTTTCGGCAGGGTGAAGAGCTTTGTGAGCGGCATAGGCGATTGGATCGTCAGGCACAAAGGCCCGCTCAGCTACGACAGGGTGATGCTCAAGCCCGCCGGTCAGGCGATCATGCAGGGATTCGACAAGAGTCTCAAGTCTGGCTGGAAGGACGTGCAGCGCACCGTGAACGGCATGAACGCGCAGATCAACGGTGGTTTCGACGTGGATGCGTCGAAGGCGGGACGCGCGAATCTCAATGCTGGCGGTGGTGGCAACACCTTCGTCACGCAGACGTTCAACTATCCGGCGATTGCTCCGACGAGCATCAGCACGCAGCAAAGATTGCAGACGGCGGCAATGCCGCAATGGTGACAGGAAAAGGGTGGTGCAATGATTCTCGCGGATTATCTCATCAATGGTCAGCAGCTGACCGGTGAGCATTCGAGTCTGATCGTCGGCACTACCCATTTCGCGAGCATCAGCCCGCGCATTGATTCCGTCACGGTAAATGGTCGGAATGGCATGATGCTCCCAGCCGGTCCGGTGGCTTTCGACGCGCCGGAAATCACGCTCAGATTCATTACGGACGGGCCTGATGCGGATACTCTGATGCACCGCTTCTACCGGCTCTGCCGTTTCGCATCCGAGTTGACTCGTGTGGAGCGTGACACGGCCTCCGGCTTGACGCGGAGCATGACCGCCAAAGCGGTGTGCACGTCCTGTCAGCCGGACGGTGACGAGATTCCGTGGGATGACCACAGGGCAGCGACCGCCGTATTCCAACTGCCGGACGTGTATTGGAGTGGCGAGTTGTGGCAGGAGAAGGTTCTTCCCGCGTCGGGCGGCAGGCTCCTGCCGGGCGGGGTCTCCAAGCCGAGCGGCAAGGGGTATTGGACGCGCTGGCAGGGATTGCCTAACGCCAGTCCGTCCGAGCTTTTCGACACGCTTCCGGATGGCTGGCTTTCCAACGCGCCCATCACCACGCTGGTATTGCGCTTCGGCGCGGTCACTGGGGTGACCATTTCGGATCCGGTGAGTGGCACGAATCTCATGTGGGGCGGCGAACGCGACGCCTCGCGTCCTTACCTCTTCGTCGATGTGGCCAGTCGCAGGGCGTGGACGGCGGACAATGCCGACGCATGGTCCGGTGGTACGGATGCGTCGAATGGCGTTGACTGGACCACCGAGCCACTGCAGGTGTGGCCGGCGATAGATTCCGGCGACTATCGGCTCGATATCAGACAGACCGGCGGCACCGACAAGGTGACCTGCCGGTTTTTGCAATCATGGGAGTAGCTAATCATGGGCAAGTCTTTGCATGCTCGTCTGGTGGCCTACCGGCCTTTTGGCGCGCGTATCGGCGTCCTTGCGGAGCCGGTGAGCTTCAGCGCTTCGATGCTCCACGATGATGATGGTGCGATCAGCATCGAATATTCGATGCTGTCCGGTGCCGCGCAGGCGTTCGATCGTGAGCTTACCGATGGTCTCGAAGTGGCCGTGGAGGTGTCGGATGGAACAGGCTATCGTGAGCCGGACAACGCGCGTTTCGTGATCACCGGACGTTCCGGTAAGACCGATGACCGGACGCGCACCGTCACTTACAGTGGCCAGTCGATCAGCTGGCTCCTGTCCAAGGCGGAGAACAATGATTCCAGCCATCTGCTCACGGACGGCGATAACAAGGGCAAGCGCCCATTTTATTCTGCCAATCCGGGCACGATTCTCAAGACGCTCCTTGACGAGAATAAGGCTCGTGGTGGCGTGGCCACCGGCCTTACGCTCGGCTTCGACACCGCGAAGGACGCGGGCGGCGCGGCATGGGCGAGGAAATACACGCTTTACTATTCCTTGGGCACCGACCTGCAGACCATTCTCAGCTCGCTGGTCAATGGCGGTGGCTGCGACTGGCGCACCAGCGGGCGCACGTTGAAAATGTGGAACGCGGACAGCACCGCCTTGAGCCGTGATCTAAGCAAGCAGGTCATACTCCGGCTTGCCCGTGACATCGGCGAGGCCCCGTATGAGGAGAGCATCAGCGACCTCGCGTCCACGATCCTCGTGGAGGGTGACAATAATCTGCTTTTTCGCATGGACAATCCGGCTGCTCCGACGCCTTGGGGCAAGTGGGAATCCTATAGCTCGCAGGGTGGCGTGTCCGACAAGGACACCGCTCAGGCCTTTATGCAGAGCACTTTGGATGATGCGGCGAGGGTGAGAGGCCAGTACACGCGCGATCTTATCGTTTCCGGCGTGGACAGTCTGCCGCTCGTCGACTATCATGCCGGCGACTGGATCACCGCGCCCACCGTCACTCACGGCGAGAAGGTGCGCGTGCAGGAAATCGACCTGAGCATGCGCCAGAACGAGGGCTTATCCTGCTCAATCGCTCTGAATGATATCAAGTATGACGCTTCCGTGCGTCAGGCGAGGAAGATCAAGGGCATCACCGGCGGCGCCGCGTTGGCGGGAAGCGAGGGCGGCACGACCGCCTCCTCCGACCGTGACCATCGTGTGCCGAAGGCCCCTCTCGGTCTTGTGGCGAGGACCGATGCGTACATCGGCGGCGATGGCTACGCGCATGGTCTGGCCACCGTCTCATGGTCCGCCGTCACGCAGGCCACGAACGACACGGCCATCGAGATATCGTCGTACCTCGTCGAATGGCGCAGGCACGTGGACGGTGCGCCCTGGCATGCGGCCGGCGTGACCGATAAGGCGCAGCTTGGCTTCGGCGGCTTGGACTGTGGCACGCAAATCGAGGTGCGCGTCAGGGCTGTGCCGACGTATTCGGACAGGCTCGGCGAATGGTCCGGCGTCATCGTGGCCACCGTCGAGTCGGACGTGACGCCGTGTTCCGTACCGTCGAAGCCGGTATTGTCGTCTGAGCTTGGCGTGGTGACCGTCCATTGGGATGGCAGGACAAGCACTGGCGCTCAGATGGAATCGGATTTCGACCATGTCGAGGTCGGCGAGGGTGTCAATGCGTCCGGCATGACCGTCATCAGCGCCACCCAGTCCGGTCGGGGCGATTATCTTGTGACCGGTCTGGCCGCTGGTTCCCGCCACTCCTATGCCCTTCGTTCGGTCGATCATGCGGGCAACCGTTCCGACTGGTCGGCAGTCGCTTCGGTGACGGTCGCGTCGGCGGTCTCGCCGGAAGAGGTCAAGCAAATCCAGCAGGATTTGGCTGACAACAAGACGGCTTTGAAGGACAATACGGCCAAGCTCGATCAGGCGCGGAAGGACATCCAAGCCAACAAGTCGAATCTCGACACGGCGAACCGGACGCTCACGCAGGCCAAGGCCGATCTGTCTCAGGCCCGGAAGGACATCGCGCAGACCAAAAGCGACCTGACAGCGGCGAACGGCGAGATCAGCAAGGCGAAGGAGTCGGCGGCGCAGGCGTATGCCGAAGCCCACTCGAAGAACCATACCTTCTGTGGGCCTGATGAGCCGAAGGACAATCTCATCGTCGGAGACCTGTGGCTCAAGACGCAGAAGTATTGGACTCGCTGGAAGGGCACGCCAAATAACAGCCCTTCCATGCTGGCCGACTTCTACACGTACTGGACGGGGACTCCGAATAACAGTCCGAGCGTCTTGGTGCCTCTGTCTGATCGCGTGATCGACACGCTCGTGTGGGACGGCTCCAAGTGGAACCGCATGGGCTATGCCGACGTGGAGGACAACAAAAGGCAGATCGAACAAGCCAAGTCCGACATCGCGGATAATGCCGCGAAGACCACCGACGCGAAGAAGGCCGCTGAGAATGCGGCTGCCGCAGCGAAGAACGCGCAGGGCACGGCTGATACGGCCAATGGTGCGGCGAAGACCGCGCAGGATACCGCCAATGCGGCCACTGCCGCCGCGAAGAGCGCCACCGCCACCGCCGGTCAGGCCAAGGACGCCGCCAGCGCGGCGAAGACCGCCGCCGAGAGCGCGAAGAAGACCGCCGGCAACGCGGAGACGCTGGCGAACACAGCCAACGCTTCCGCCAATGCGGCCAAGTCCGACGCGGCTTCGGCCAAGACGGACGCTTCTGATGCGAAGGCCACTGCCTCGAACGCTTCGAGCGTGGCGACGCAGGCGAAGGCCACCGCCGACAGCGCGGCCCAGTCCGCCACGGACGCGGCCAATGCGGCGCAGAAGGCGAATACGGCTGCTGCCGCAGCCGCTGGCGTGGCGAACGGCAAGGCCGACGTGCTCATCCAGTCCACTGCGCCGGATGCGTCGATGCGCAAGCCGACCACCTTGTGGATCGACACGACGAATGGCGCGAACACGCCGAAACGGTGGAACGGGTCGGCTTGGGTGGCGGTGACGGACAGGGCCGCTACCGATGCGGCGAACGCCGCCGTCAAGGCGAATGATGCGGCCAAAACCGCTCAATCCACAGCCGACAAGGCTTCAACCGCCGCCGCCAACGCCGCGTCACAAGCGAATCAGGCGCAGGCCGCCGCGAAAAAGGCGCAGACCACGGCTGACGGCAAGAACCTGATCTACCGTGGCCCGGACGAGCCGTCTCATGATGGGTTGAAGCCGGGTGACATGTGGTGGCGGACGCAGAAGTATTGGACTCGCTGGAAGGGCACGCCAAATAACAGCCCTTCCATGCTGGCCGACTTCTACACGTATTGGACGGGCGCGCCCAACGCTTCTCCAAGCGTTTTAGTGCCGCTCACAGATCGTGTCGTCGAGGTGCTGACGTGGGATGGCACGCGCTTCACGCCATTCGACCTTGTGGCCAATAACATTCTGGCTGCCGGGACGGTCGGCGCGAAGACCATCGCCGCGAACGCGGTCACCGCCGAGAAGATCAGCGCGAACGCGGTCACGGTGGACAAGCTGGCGGCCAACAGCGTGACCACTGAGAAGCTGGTTGCTGATGCGGTGACCGCAGCGAAACTCGCCGCCGACTCTGTGCAGGCGCGGAACATCGTCTCGCTCGCCATCACCGCGGACAAGCTCGCGGCCAATTCGGTGACCACGAGCAAGCTCAAGGTCACTGAGGACATGACCGTGGCCCTGCTCAACGCGCATCGGATTCAGGCCGGCGACATCGTGGCCGGCGCCGTCACGACCGACAAGCTGGCCGCCAACAGCGTGAACGCCGACAAGCTCGCCGCCAACGCGGTCAACGCCGACAAGATAGTATCCGGCGCGATCACCACGGACAAGCTCGCCGCCAACGCGGTGACTGCTGTCAAGATCGCGGCTGGCACGATCACGTCGGATAAGGTGGCGGCAGGCCAATTCCATGGTTATGTGTTCACCGGCGCGATATTCCAAAGCTCCGACGCCGAGAACACGGGCGTGAAGCTCAATTCGACGGGCCTGCGGATGTGGGATTCGGCTCATAACCAGACCGTCTATCTGGACGGCGATGGCGGGTCGAACCTGCTGACCGGCACGTTCCAGACGAGCCTCACCGGCAGACGAATCAGAATCTCACCGACGTTCCGACAGTCGATAATCAACAGCGGTGACAAGACCGAAGGCTCAGGCCTCGAATTCAAGCACGGGCGCGACGGTCACGACGCCTACATCGCGTCGGAATCCAGAACCCAATCCAAAGGCGAAGTCTCCACCATCGTAATCAACGGAGGCCAAATGAGCGACACCGATCCGGGGTCGTTCATGCGTTTGGGCGAATACAAGGCTGCGGACAACGCCACCAAAATCGGCAGCGTCTACCTGGACACTAACCGTGAATATTTCAAAGGCACACAGGCCGGTCACGCGTCGCTGTTCCTCCAAGCCGACCCGACGCTCAAATACCATACATTCGCCGAACTCTCGGCGGCAGATCCGAACGGCGTTGTCGGCGTGGAGGCGGACATCAACTCCGGGTATCTGTTCCTCGGCGGGTTCCTCGGCCTGCTCAGCGAGGGGCGTGGAACGTTCGTGACTTCCCATCCTCGTGGCGGAGTGGTCAACGGTGGAGGGGTGGTAACGCAGACGTACACGTATGTTTCCCCGGCCAAATTCGGCTTATACCATGCGCATGTCTCCGCCGACGCCTCGGAGCCGGTCATGGTCGGCTCGAAGGGTGATTCGGCGAGCGGCTGCGGCCTGTGGGTGCGTGGCGCCGGCAACGGCGGCAGAATCCCATACGGCTATCAGATACTCGCCATCCTGACCGAAAAGTAGGAGGTGCGATGGAAGCGAACATCTACGGTGACGTGTTGGCCGTGACCTGTGACGACGGGACGGGTCATCTCATCCCGTTGGACGCGATCGCCTCGTGGGGCGAGCTCCTCGGCTGCGACACGGACGCGGAAGCGGTCGCGGCGATCATACGGGTCCGGACGAACAGGTCAGACCCGGGCGTCATCGACCCGGCCACCGGACGAAACGCTTGGACCAGCGCCTACGAGCAGGTGGAGCGCGACGAGTTGGCGGACCGTCAGCAGACGCGCATGGCCGCGTTGCATCCCGTGCTCACGGCGTCCGGCGCGTTGTCGCCGGACGGTCGCGAGGAGACCCGTCGCCTGCTCGGATTGGACGCGATGCCCGTCATGGAGGATGCGGACGGTCGTCTCGCCGACACGCTGGCCGGTGTGGCCGACCGCATCGCCGTGACGCGCGACCGGTTCCGCCGACGGTCGATCGATTATCTGACCGACCATCGGCGTTGACGCGAGCCGGACGGCCACGCGCATCGACCACGCCGGGACGGCGTGGAATCCCACGACACCCCGGCGAAAAAAAGGAAACAACACAACACAAAGGAGGAATGATCATGGCCGATGAGACCACTGAAACCACTACCGATACCGCGCATACCGTGACGCCCTCTGAGCCGTCTGGTGTGCTTGACTTGCGTCCGCCGAAGGAAAGCCTGCGCGCGGAACTGTGCCGATTGGGATTGGAGTTTTCCAGCGCTGACGGCACCACCGAATCGTGGCGTGACTACCAGCGCGGCGTGCTCGCCACGTTCGACGATTCCGGCACGTCCGTCACTTTGACGGATGTTAAGACAAATCTCGGACGCACCCTCACCTTGGACGAGCTTAAGGCCGTGAGCCGAATCGACACCATGACCGCAGCAGACTGACCCCTGCTTTTCACCCAGTTTTTCAGCCCCTGCAATCCATGCGGATTGTGGGGGCGCATTAAAAGGAGACTTATTTTGACTCAGATTCCAGCCGATGCGAATCAGGTCATCGACCAGCTATCGCAACAGATCGGCACACTCAACAAGCAGATAACGATCCTGTCCAGCCAACTCGCGGCGGCCATGAAACTGATCCCGAAGGATGTGCTCGACAGTCTCGACAAGGAGAATCATGCAGAGGATTAATCTTTTCCCCAATCCTGTTTTTGCCGGACCGCTTACCAACACCTCCCGGTGGGGTGGCGCGAATGGGACGGTCCGTGATAATGCGCTGCACGTCACGGGACACAATGGCGGATATGGCTTCAACGTTGCGGTTCCATTCAACGTTCCGCTCGTCTTGTCGATGAGAGTGGACGCCAGCGAAGATAACGTCGCGGGCGTGATGATCATGCAGACAACTGATAAGCCCGACGTTAATAATATGGTGTTTTCCGAAAGATTAAAGCGGGGGATATCGGATGTCTTGTGCAGATTCACGATCCCCTCCCACGGGTGTCGATTCGAGATAAATCCAAACGGAATCCGTGACCTGGCGGTATCGAATGTGCTCATCGAACGCGCCGACACGTATGACGCCGGCGTCGGGGGGGGGGCTTCCGGGCTTCTTCACGGGGGACACGATGCCGTTGCAGTAGGCACGATCATCGGGCGGGTGATGCCCGATGATGGTGACGAACTGGCACAAGCATCCGAAAGCGGACATCGCATTGGGCGGGTGGAACGATGTGACCGTCACCGTGAACGGGGACGGGACGAGAACCTACTCCACCGCCAGCGTCGGATCGCTCTTCCCCTTCCAGAACATGAGCTGGACCAAGATCGCAACGTCCTCGTTCGTCGTTGCCGTCCGATTCCGGGAGGCGCGTGCGGATCAGTCGGAACGCGCCGCTGCCGTGTTGCGCAATGGGGAGAAGGACGGTATCTGGGCATACAGCGTCACCAAAGACATGGCGGGGGAAAATATGACGTATCCGGCTTTCTCTCTGGCAAAGGGCTCTCTGACCCCGGTCGCGTTGGCGATTTACACGCCCGAAGACTGGGAGAGATTGCAGTCAATGGGAGTGACGTTGTTCGACGGGGACACGATGCCGTTCGCCTAGCCCTCATGGGGGTGGTGGCATGATGCGCGTTAACATGTATCCCAATCCGCGGTTCAGCCCTGACGGCGCCTCGACCGGCGCGTGGGGCATTGACTACGCGAAAGACATGCCCGGTGACGGCACGCTCCGACCGTCGCACTCTCAGGGGTACGACGAGCTGCACATCCCCGAACTGGAACCCGGCGTCGAGTACGTGTTTAGCGTCAGGTCCGAGAACCGTCTCGGCGGTGCCATGGTGGTTATCGCCAATACATACTCCTCGACGATCAGCCCGGACGGCAACGGGCTGATCGTCGTCCGGCTCACCGCGCCCGCAACGGGCATCCTCCAGAAGGAAAACCGCATCGTGTTTTCTAACCAAGGAGTGTACTCGCAACCCCAGTTGGAGCTCGCCTCGACGTATGACGCGGCGCTCGGGGGGGGGTATCCTCGCTTCTTCTCCGGCGACACCATGCCGCTTGGCTGACGCCGCACACCGGGCGGGTGATGTCCGATGATGGTGACGAACCTATGCACGAGCCCATCCTCGACCATCACCCTGAAAGCCGACAAGTGGGTGGATATCACGACCATTCCGAACAAGCCGGGGACGAGATATTGGGTCAGCGCCTATGTGAACGTCACCGGCGGCACTATCTCGATGGACTTTTTTGGCGCCGTCAGTGCGAGCCGACGTGTCAGCTACGCGTTGACCGCCTCCGTTGCCGGTCCGATGTCAATGAGGTATTCCGTCAAGTCAGGCAGTCCGACCGTCACCGTGACAAATATTCTCATCTGCACGTGGGACGAATATCAGGCGAACAAGACCCTGCTCGACGGCATCGGATATTTCACCGGGGACACGATGCCGCTCGCCTGACCCTCACGGGGGTGATGGCATGGGCCTGGTAACGAATCTGATTCCAAATCCACTCTTGATGACCCCGAACAGTGCCATCTCGGCACACGAGTCGACCATACAGCATGTTGACCCTGATGGCATACTCATTACGCCAAACAGCGGCGCTGTCAATCCTTCTGCCGATATCCTACTGTGCGAACCGGTTTCCGGTGACTTACATCTGAACTTCTGGATTTCCCAAGTGCCGGAAGGTAGCAGATGGCATGAGAATGGTATCTGCTACATAGCCAACAAATCATGGACTGGTGGAATTCTGTTGCATCGTGACAATACAAGCGGGAACACATTCCTTGGTTTTGATTTCCGCTTGGATGATACGCAATTAATCCAGTTGAAGTGTCCGTTGAATCATCCGCTGCGATTCTCGGCGATCAATCTGATGACACAAGCGGATTGGAAGGAATACAAGAAGCTCGTCCCAACCATGGGAGCACTGTACGGCGGCCTCATGCCGCAACAAAACTAACAACAAAGGAGATGCAATGTGTTGCAGAATTTTCTAGCCGGTTTCGGCGGGGTCGGCGGCGCGTGCGCGCTCATCACGCTCGTACTTAAAGTCCGGCCGGGCGCTTTGGACGCGCTGGCGACCGGCCTGTACGCGCACGTGCGGCCGGAACGCCTGCCCTATGACAGTCCGCTTTCCCAGCATTTCGCAAAAACACGGGCCTTGGGAGAGCGGACATCGAAAATCGACGACCGTATGGACGAGTTGTGCCGCGACACGATCAAGAACACGATCATCAGCCTGATCTACGGCGACCGGTCGCACGACCACAGCGAGGCCGTCCGATACGAGCTCGCCAAGCTCGAAAAACTCGACGCGCAATGCTGGATCGTCAACGCCGCCGAAAAATACTTGGAGGACCGGCAATGACGCATCTCATGATCGCAGGCGGCATATACTTTCTACTGCTTGCCTTGTTGCTCGTCTTCAATTTTGGCGCGCACAGGCATTGATTTTTCACACCGGTTTTCAAAGCCATCCCATTTCGGGATGGCTTTTCTATTTGCCCCTGACTTAGGGGCGGGAAGGAGAGGAATTTGGGTATCCTCAACAACAAAGGCAAGCCGAAGCACAAGCGTCTGCGTCGGCATATCGGCAGGCCGTTGACCGCGTTGGCTGCGGTGCTGTGCGTCGCTGTCACACCGGTCGCCAGCGCGAACATGAACGTCATCGACGTGAGTGGATGGCAGTCCGCCGACGTGACGCGCGTGGTGGACGCCGACGCGGCCATCGTGAAGATCACGGAGGGTTCCGGCTACGTGAATCCGTCTTGGCGCAGCCAGACCGATTGGGCGCGGCAGACCGGCAAGGCTTGCGGCGGCTACCATTACGCGGATGGCGGCAACGTCACGGCGGAGGTGAACCATTATCTCAACCAGTTCAACGGCTATGTGGGCCAGTGCGTGCTCGCGTTGGACTGGGAGTCCAACGGGAACGCCGCGTGGGGCAACGGCGACTGGGTGCGCCAGTGGGTCAACCAAGTGTATTCGCGTACCAAGGTCTGGCCGATCGTGTACGTGCAGGATTCCGCCGTGTATCAGATTCCGTCCGACGTGCGCGCCCATTGCATGCTGTGGAAGGCGCAGTACGCGTCCATGAACGCGACCGGCTGGCAGTCCACTCCGTGGAACGCCGGCAGCAAGGGCGAGGGCATGGTGCAGTATGCGTCCACCGGCTACTTGAACGGTGTCGGCCCGTTGGACTTGAACCTGTTCTTCGGTGAGCGTGACGCTTGGCAGAGGATCGCCGCAGGTGATCGTGGCAAGACGAATGCCGAGGTGAGGCATGATCCGGTCAGGCCGCAGGTCACTGCCACGCCGGACTACAATGACATGGCCACGAAGGTCATTCGCGGCGTGTACGGCAACGGCAATGAGCGTCGTCAGGCTCTTGGCGGTGCCTATGACACGGTGATGGCGATTGTGAACCAGCGTCTTGGCGGCTCTGGCGGCGCGCCCGCCGCCGCGAATTGCGGCAGCGTGTGCGTGACCGTTCGTTCCGGCGATACGCTCAGCACCATCGCGGCCCGTAATGGTGGCTCGTGGAACCAGTACACGGGATACCGTTCCGGCAATCCGAACGTCATCTACGCTGGCGAGACCGTCTGCCGTCGCGCCGGCGCGGCCAGCACGGCCACGGTCGCCACCGGTGGACGGTACGTGGTGCGTTCCGGCGACACCCTCAGCGGCATCGCCGCCCGCCTCGGCATCGGCTACACGCAGCTCACCGGCTATCGCAGCGGCAACCCCAACGTGATCTACCCCGGCGAAGTGCTGCACTACTGAACTACTGAGAACCCGAACCCAACCTGGGAACCCCGCACCTTAGCCGGGCGGGGTTCCCAGGTTCCAACTGCAGAATCGAGGACAATATGACCGACGAAAACACCGAACCCAAGACCGCCGGCACGGAGCCGACCGTGCCCGATTGGCTGCTGCCGAACCGAGCCTATGACGTGCTCAAATGGCTCGCGCTGATCGTGCT